GGGCGGAGGTGAGGGTCTCGAAATAATGCCACCCATGTCAGGCCTCCCTTCGTTGGTTCGGGGTTCTAACGGTTGGGCTTGTGCCCAGGGTTGTGTTTTGCGGAACGCCGAGCTGCGGATCGAGGCGGGCTTGAAAGATCAGCTGCCGGTTGCCGGCGCTGGTGCGAGATCTGCGCCGTGCGGCAATCTCTTGTTGTTTCTGGCGCTCTTGGCGCTCGAGGCGGGCCTCTTGCTCTTGCTGCTTTTTAACAAGCTCTGGGTCAGGGCCCGGAGGGGGAGGTGGTGATTTCGGTGTGCTAAAAATTCCGGCCATTGAACAACCTTGCATACATTGAATAATCGGCACCCTCGGGCCCAAAGGCCTTGAGAACACCCTCTTTCTGAAAGTACAGAGATCGGATCCATTTGTCAGCGCGATCGTTGCCCGTGTGGACAGTGGCCTGGAGGCGAACAAGTTGGAGCTCTGCCACCATTATGTTAATCCAGCGGAAAGTTGCCCTGTGAAATGTGTAGCGATGATGTCCCAGGGACATATCCGGCACCATCCACATCTCTGCCACGCCCGGCCACATCGAGATTATCCCGAACGAGCAGACAGGTTTCCCGTTCGCAACGCCGGTATATGTGTGTCCGATCTGCGCGTAGCCATCGAGAACGGCCTGATAGTTGGGGATATGCTGGAGGTAGCCCCGCTCCCATCGATCCAGGCGCATCATCGACACATGAATGCCTGAGAACGGCACGAGGTGCCGATCGCCCGTCAGCCCGAGCCGCTGGTTCAGCGCCGGCACATCGCTCAAGTCCATAGGTCGAAGTCCATCTTGGCTACTGCCGGGGCTCCATTTCCAGCCGATTTTCGCCGCGTCATATGCCGGTGCTCCCCACCGCCCAGGACAAGATAGCCGTAGGCGTCACCAACGTGTGAATGCTCGTTCTTGTTCGGCACATCGCGGAACCTTTCCTGGCCAGCCCCCATCGCCACCCGGCTGAAATGATAGCCGCCGGCGAGAGCTTTGCGAATTCTGGTGCAACGCTTGTCCACGAGAAGGCCCGGCAGCTTATCGATGAACCGGATCATCGGTGCGGCCATCGCTTCGCGGCGCGTCTTCCAATCGTTTGTGTGTGTCGGCCTGGCCATTAGGCCCATTGTCTTGAGATGGTCGAAGGCCGTGACCTCATAGATCTGATCGCGCTGCTGACCAGCTGGATCTCCCCAGATCATCGGAGCCGCTTTCGGAAACAGCGTTTCAACCTCGGCCTTCAGCTGATTGCCAAACCTCTCGAGGCCCATATCAAACGTCACGAGCTCGTGAATAATCCGCCACTGCCCAGATCCCGATCGCTGACCGAACACCGCCGCCGGCGTCAAACCAAAGTCCAACCCGATCTGCAGGGGCAGGGCCGGGTCATACTCGAGACCATCGATCGACATAAGATCGTCGTCATATTCCGGCGTGATCGGCTTGCCTTCTTGGACATATGTGTATTCGCCTTTCGCGTAGCAGCGGATCCAATCCAGGCTTTTGCCGCCCACGAGCTGGTCGTAATAACCGCCAGGCAAATTGTTGAGGTTCTCGGCGTTTGGGTTCGTCATCCACCATCTGCCGGCGCTCTGAATAAACCCGTTAAACTCAGGATCCGCCGGCAGCTCCGAGCTCTCGACCTCAAGGACGCCGCTGGGCTGTCTGAAAAATTTCCATGAGAATTCGCCGCCGGGGCTCTCCCCGCCTTCCGCCAGACGCCACCACCAATGATCGTCGTCCATCGGGTTCGTATCCATCCAGATCCCGCGCCAGGTCGGCCCGCCATCAGACTGCACAGGATATCGCCCAACTCGGTGCGTCAGGCCGTCAACGATCGCCTTGGGAAGCTCTCGAGCCTCGTTGATCCAAGCCCCCGTCAGCTCCAACGACAAGAGCTTCCGAACATCCTTGGGCTGATCAAGGGCCAGAAATATGACCTCGCAGTCCACCCCAGCTGCCCCGTCCCTGGTCGGCAACTTAATATGATGCGTGATTGGCGGCGACCAATGCATCCGCCCCCAAACATTCTCCGGGAACAGCTCCGCCCAGGTCTTGAGCGTTGTCGTCCTCAACATCGGGTAACTGTTCCGAACCACCGCAAACCGGCTGTAGCGGATCCCGTCCCTCGGGCTCGGACTTTGCTTCACCGCCCGCAGCATGATCTCCGCCGCGCAAGCGTAGCTCTTCCCCGAACCAACAGGCCCCATAAGGCCCCTGACAAAATTATCCGCCGCTAAAAAATTCCAAACCGTGCGAGCTTTGGAAAAATCCAGATCAAGGCTCGCCATCTCCTTCCCGTTCGATGTCGGCTGTTTCGCCATCCTTCGTCACCTCCTCATACTGCGCGTCAATAACGTCCGGGCCGACCATCTTAATCCCCACAACAGAAGGCGCGTTTGGTTGCTTATCCGCTTCATCCAACAAACCAGACGCCTTCGCCAGTACCTGTAAGACACGGACCTTGTCATGCAACTCAATTTCCGTTGTAACAGACCGGGCCCCGTCCTTGTCGGTCCTGACCGTGCTCTTAACCTTCTTAATCGCTCGTAAGGCCGCATCATCAATCTCCTCCGATGGCAAAATCTGAAGATTGCCCTCCGCGTCCCAGCGAACAACATCCGTCAAATTAGCGAAGCCGATGCTCATCAGCTCCGCCGCCACTGCTTCCTTGTTTTGCTGGAGAACCTGAGACCGGCCTTTCAGCCGGTTCTCAAGCTGGCGGATCCCGCCAAACCTCTTGATCGGGTTGTACGCCCGAGCCTCCTCAGACTTTTCCGCCATCGGCCATCCTTTTTTCTGCATGGTGTCGATGATGACACTTAGCACAAAGCCAGCGCACATCTAACGGCTTGCTGTAGTCATCATGGTGAGCGTGAACATTCTCCGCCGTCCCGCACCCCTCACAGCAACCCCTCACAAGCCGACCGTCCCGTATCGCGTTGCTGACGAGATAATGCGCCTTGTATCTCTCAGGATGCCGCTTTTTCCACTTGGCAGAATTTTCGCCAGAGATCTGGCGACGGCGCAAGTCTTCGCGATATCTGCGCCTATCATACTCTCGAACACTATCGTTTTCCCTCCTATGAAGGCGAACATCCCTCTTCACACAATCCTTGCACTTGTTGAGATGCCCGTCCTTCATTGCCTTGTGACGGTAAAAATCCGATAATGGTTTTTCATCGCCACACTTAAAACAAACCTTCATCGCCTTAACTCCAGATTTCAGATGAAATCCATTCTATAGGGGCTAAGGCCTATTTAAAAGGGATTTCGTCATTAAGATTCTGCTGCGGCTGATACCCGTCAGCCTTCGCCCGATTATGCGGCGATTGGCTCTGATCCGCAGCCCTCTGCCTCTGAGACCCGCCGACATCATCACGCGGCTTCGCAGGGAATGCCTTGGCCCGGACTTGCAACCCATACTGATCCGAATACTCAGGGACCGGCAGCGAATCAAACGTTAGGTCGAAACCACCCTTATCATTCGAGAACGCACTGCCAATCTTGTGCCAGTAAACCTTCCCATCCTTACGAGGCCGCGCCACGCACAAATCAAACCTATCAGACATCAATTTTTCCTCTCAGTTATTAATTCCACCGCAAGAGCAACATACCCCGCAGCATCCACATAATGATCCGCATGACGCCGATCACCATCCACAATGCGCCCAATCTTCATCTGGGCCAACATCAAACACACTTGCCAAGGCCGGATCTCCGTCTTCGCAACCATGCTCCACATATCAGCAACATTCTGAAACGATTCGTGAGGATCGCCATGCGTATCCTCTCGATCGTTACAAACCGCGCCGATCGCAGCCTCCAAACACTCAAGCCTGTTCACATTCAACCTCCAATATCGCCAAGCCAAACATCTCCAATATCTGCGGAACAACAGCATTCCCTAACGCTCGATTTCTGTCCACCCGACCGGGAACCCCATCAGCCATTCGAGCCACTCCGGGTTCAGACGCCCATCGCCACCCTCCCCCAGGCCATAAACAATCTGCGCCTCCAGCCCGTTGTACCGCGTCGAATTCCGATAACCGTTCCTCAACGCTCGGGCCCGAAACCTCTCCGGGTCTTCCGCCGGCTTGTTCGTCGAAGTCGGCGTTTGCAACAACAAAAACTCGCCGTCGCCAGTGCGGGGCATCAACGGATACAGCTCCAAGTACAACCGGCCATGCAACGTACCCCGCACTCGCCAAGTC